ATGAAGCTTATAGAGCAGGATATAGCTGAAATGAAAGAAGTTTCTAGCCGATGGAGAGCTGATATGAAATCAGACTCTTGGCTAAGTAAAAACACTAGACCATTGGCTTTAGTATTTTTAACTGCTTCAGCTGTATTTATGATGGCTATAGATTCTTTTCATTTGCAGTTTGATGTAGAAGAGGCTTGGATAAGTCTATTGAAAACACTACTAGTAACAGTTTACGTGGCATACTTCGGAAGTCGTGGTGCTGAAAAAATAACAAAAATAAATAAATAAACATGAGAGGTTTAGAAGGAAATATGATGGCTCAACCAAGAGTGTTTGGCCACGACGCTGCAGCGGTTATAGCTGGAGCAATAAATATAAGAATACCAGCAATAGAAGCTGTTAGTATAAGTGTTGTCGGATCTGGTTATGACTCATCAGATGTAGGCGATACGCTTACTCAATCAGGCGCGACTACGCCTAGCGGTGGAACAGGCATAGAGGTTAATATAACTCAAGTATCAGCATCTGGAACATTAGAAGGTGTAGAGATTATAACAGCAGGTAGTGGCTATGACATAGGTAATGTAATTACACTTACTGCAGCAACTAGTGGTGGAACAGGTGCTAAACTTACTGTTTTAGCAAATGGTTTAACTCTACCAGGTTTAGAAACTAATGATAGAGGAGCTGTAATATATAATGGTAATGCAGAACAAAGTGTTGAAATAATAACAGAGGCAGGTTCAAACGTAGTGTTTCCAAAAGTACAACCAGGAACAGTTGTAGGAGATAAAGCGCCTATGCTAGCCAAAGGTGTTATATCAGGTTCTAACTTAGTGGCAATATACTAAAATAAAAAACAATTAAATTAAATTAAATAAAATGAGTAAAGTAACGGTTGATAGTGGAATATTATCAAAAGATGAATTAAAATTAATACAAGACCAACAAACAAAACAGGGCACAATAGTACAACAAATAGGAGTTTTTGAAACACAAAAACATCAATTAATGCACGATTTAGCTGTTGTTAACGAATCTGTTAGTAAAACAAAAAAAGATTTAGAAAATAAGTATGGCAGTATAAATATTGATCTTGAGAATGGTCATTGGAAAAGAATAAAAGAAGAAGATGTCGAAGATAAGAAAGATTAGTATAGGTTCTGATTATAAAAATGATGCTATGCATTATTCTCTTGGTTTAGAAGTATATGGAGGTCACATTGTTAGTGATATAATTTTTGAAGAAAAAGATCAATCATATAATATTTTTATTAAAAAAAATGATGAAGTTCTTCCTTGGAAAAAATTTAATAACAATATGGCCGTTGCTTTAGAGTACGACTTAAAGTATTAATGAAAAGTTTGTATGAGTTTATTATTAAGCCTTTAAATGAAAGGTATGATAATAAAAAAAACTTAGGTGATAAAACGCTTATATTAAACACTAATATAGAAGATCATACTTTTGTAAGTAAAAAAGCAATTGTATTGTTTAAACCAGTTGCTTTTTCAACTCCAATAAATATTGGTGATGAAGTTTATGTTCATCATAATATATTTAGAAAGTGGCATGATCAAAAAGGTAGACAAAGAAATAGCAGTAAATACTTTAAAGATGATATGTATTTTGCTAATCCAGAAGAAATCTATATGTACAATAAC